TTTGTATTCTAGTTCCAACCGGTACATCATAAACATTAAAAGCGGTAGTACTTCCAGAGGTATTTACTCCTGTAAATAAAGGATAAGCTACTACTGGATAAGTATCTTGCGCGCCTCTTGCAGTTGATTTATATGGCCCTGTACTTATAATAGCATCCGTTCCTTCTTGAGCAACAAAATTCGAAGCGTTAATTTTCATGTACGTTCCACCAAACACCTCTACCTCTGCACCTGCAGCGTCAAATATTTTTATAAACCCTGCTGGTTGATTTTCTTTTTCTAATACAGTGGCAATTGTACAATTATTTCTAACACCGCTAGCATCTGCTTTTACTATTAAACTATCACCAGCTTCTACTTTTGCAGCGTTTTCTCCATCTAGTAAAAAATAACTGGAATTAGTTCCAGACTCACCATACACAATGTTACTATATATAGTTTGATAGTTAGTAGCTGTAGGTTTTATAACAAATTTATATTTAGTTGCCCAGCTTGGCGCTATTTGGTTTGTAGGTATTTCAACCTGAATGTAGTTTCTTTTGTCAGATAAACCACATGGCAGGTTTACAGAATTTAATGGACTTACTTGAGCAGTGGAAGCTCTATTGTAATCATCCATATAAACCATTCCTATTTCATAACCTCTATTACTATGTAAGCTTTCTATTGTAGGAGATGTTTGAGCTGTTACTGCAGCGCTTGAAAATCTCCAATATGCAATCATAGGATTTACCCCTGATACATTATATATAGCTGCGTTTAACTGTATCTCTATACTTTTTGCAGATTGCCCATTTATACTCAAACCTAATGGCTCTCCTTTAGCAGGAGAAAGAGCAGTTGCAGAGGTTCTACCTGTTTGGTTCAATGTGTTATAGTTAGAATCGAAAGCTTGAGGTATTGTCTGGTTAAATACATCTGTCAATGTGCTTCCGTTACCAGCATTAGCTACAGTTTGAATAGTTGTAGCTGTTCCTATTTTTTCTTGAAAGTCAGTGTCAGTAGCTAAATCATAAATTGTTGCATAACTCTTTATTAAAGTATAACTCCATGTTAAAAAGTAAATTTCTGTTGGAGGCACAGCTGCTGGCCCTGTAGAAATATGGTCTGCTCCATAAGCAATTCCAAAAGTAAAAGTAATGGTTGTGCCGGCGACTAATTGACTAGGAATTTGAGCTCCTGTTATTGGGCTTACTCTAGCTTCTAATAAAGAAAAATCAATACTTATTTCACTGTCATCTACATTTTGAGTATGTCCTGTTGCTGGAGTAAAATCTATTGTATAAGTATCTCCTAATGTTGCGTTATCTGGAACACTAGTATAATTAATGTCTTCTGATTTTGTAGTGGCTGTAAACTCAAAATTAACTCTTGACCCTGCTGCAGTTTTTAAATCATATCCTTCTACATAGTTACCATATACCAGTCTGTTGCCCATTAATGTTTGAGCTTTTGCTTTTTGCGGTACGTTATCAAAAGTTCTAAATATTTCTGAGTCAGGTAAAACTGAAAATATTTTTCTATTTGTAAATGCTCTAGTTCGATTTGCGTTGTCTAACCATCCATATTCTTTTTTATTAAAACTTTCTATNATTTTAATAGTNTCNGAGTTNGCTTCTTTNAAAACAAGTTGTACCTCAATAACTTTGCTGTTTCCTGTGTTGAAAGTAATGTTACACGCACTGGTAATATTAACCATACCTTCATTCAAATAACTGTTTGAACTAAAATCAAATTGACCTGGCGTAAATGAAGGTTCTGAAAATTGAGAAATAGCAGAATACTCGTTGTTTTCGTATTTATATCTATAACCAAAACAAATAAACTTATCTTCAAGATAAGCATCTGTAATACCTGTTACATTAAAAGGCTCTATAGTTGGAGCGCTAGTCGGTGGTTTTTTTATTACAAGTATATCATCTTGATTGAAATCATCTGTTAATACCGCTGGCCTAGGGTCTCCATAATTTTTATTAATATTTATAACTCTTGGAGGATTAGTGTTGTCAGTAAAAAACAAAAGGTTTTCTATTTTGTCAACACCAGTTATTAAAAAGTTTGGATTGAAATTTAGCGTAGTGTTTATACCATTCCCATCATCTATACTAATAACGTGATAAATAAGCTCTCCAGTTTCTACATCATAAGAAACTATCATATCTAATTTACCTGTAGCTCCTTGAGTAAATGCAGGGTCGTGGACAAACCAATATATTACAAGCTGAGCTCCATCTTCAAAAGCACCAATACATTTTGCCTGAGAACTTAATTTAGTTCCATCTACGTATTGAAGTTCGGTTAATGGTATATTACCTTTAGAATTTTCAACCGCTCCTATTTCTGATTCTTCGGTAGAACCAAGTCTTACATTCAAAGCATCTACATACTCTCCATTCGGGACAAGCCTTTCATCAAGGCTTTTGTTCATACGCCCTCTTATAAAATTTCTTTGAATGTTTGCCATTTTATTTTATCCACTTATCTTCACCTCTAAGATTCATAAGCAATCTACTTGGNTGAATGTTACTTAATCTGATTTTAGCATTTCTTAATAAAGCTTGTTTTGTTTTTTCTTGCTCTATTTACGATATACTCTTGCACTCCAAATTTACTATTTAAAATAGCATATTGTATGTAAGCATAAATGTATTCTTCAAATAATTTATTTACACTAATTTGTGAGTCATCACCATTTTCCATACCATCAGATATATATTGTAAAACACATTGTTGGTTGGCCATGGTAGAATCAAAATTAATAACACCAGCTTTTTTATCAATAGTAAATGTAGGATTTATGTTAGCTGTTTCAGTTTCCAAACCATATCTAGCTCCTATTCTGTAATTATATATATCTGCATCGTAATTATAAACGTTAGGGTTTACGTTTTCATCAATCTCATCGTTTAAATATATACTTCTAAGCGAGCCATCTTTTCTTTCGGTATCTAAATTAGAATCAACAACTGTTGCATTATTATTACTATCATAAGTAAATGAAGCTGTAGCAGACTGAATAAAAGAAACTGCTGATTGCACTTGAATGTTTTCGGTTAATTCTCTTAACACGTTATCTTTTAATAAATAAAGCTTTACCCAGTTTACATAATCAGGAGGTAAAACAAATCGCAGGTCATCATATACTTTTAATTCTAATGCTTTTATTTCTTTAAAAGCATCATAATTAAGTTCTTGTATACCACGTTTTGCGTGAAATAATATTTTAAATCTATTTGAGTTATTTATTAAGGCATGATTGCCAGCATACATCAACTGAAAATTTTTAATAATATCTTCTAAACTAACGTATTGATATGAACCCCAGTTAGAATCAGTAGGGTTTACACCATCATTTGTATAATATTTTTTTTGATTTATATAAGCCATAATTAAATATCAGTTCTATTTTGTTGTTGTTCTTCCACTTGTCCAAACTGAAACACGTCAGCTTCTCTTATTGATATACCAGCGTACTGTAATATCTTAGCTACTAAATTATTTGAATCATCAATTGGTAGCTCAAAATCTTGATAATCATTTTGTGTCTGGTCAAACAAAGGTTCGCCTCCATAAAGAGTAACGTATGTCCACTTAGGGTCTTTTGGATATCTTATATATTGAGCTTGAACATCATTTAAACCATTAAAAGTATTAGGATAAATTGTAATTTCAGAAGCTTCTTGCGTATAAGCTGGAAAGATAGTAGAGGGAGATGTGAGTAGTGAACTATTTAACATAGTTATTTTACTGTGTGTAACCTTCTCTGCTTCTCCTTTTAAAACACCTGCAGAAAAACATAAAACTTTGTTTAATAAATAATAATCAGAACCTGTTGTAGATTGTGATGGTAAAAAGAAAACATTTTGTGTTTTCTGAGTTAAGAAGGATGTAATAGAAAAAGTGTCTATTACTTCTTCATATCCTTTTTTAATATCAGCATATCCTGTTCCCGATATTCTAGCGTTTTCTTCATTTATTTGCTGATTATATCTTATAAAATATTCGTCAAATATATCTAGCTGAGCTTGTTTTGCAAACAAGTTAAAATCACTGGGCGATATATAACCGTAATTATTCTTGTTGATAATAGCAAGTACAGTATTTCTTACAGAATTTATCATTTGAAAATCTTTTTACAAAGATACATAAAATAAAAAAGCACCTAGGATTTAGGTGCTTTCTCGCTGTCGAT